AGTTGTGCAACTATAAAAAATAACAGTATCTACATCAGCAGTGAAGGTGAAGTTTACCCCTGTTGTTTTATGGGATTTAATCCTGGCAAATATGGCAAAGGACGTTGGCATCAACCAGTTAACAAACAAATAGCGGAAATATTAGAACCAAATAATGCTTTGGAACAACCACTGGAAGACTGTATAAAATGGTTTAGTAAAATACCCGCATGCTGGAAACAGAGTACATTTGAAACAGGTAGACTTATTGTTTGTGATGCCAGTTGCGGATCCTAGTTGAGATATTTGTCAAGTCTGTGACCTTGTGCGTCCCAACAGTCAATGTATGCACTGCCGTTGTTCCAACGTATTTTACCACTGCCAGTGATAACGTCATGATCTCTGTAGCCGAATGGCTTTTTGATGGTTACGTCAACATATTCGCCATTTGCAACACCTATTGTTACAAACGTAACATACTTTCCGCTCTCGCCTTTAAACACACGACCGTTAGCAACTAGCCCTGCAAAGTTTACTCTATCTCCCCAAGTCTCTTGTACAAACATATTAGGCATAAACTCTGGTTGTGTCCAATAGCCATAGCGTTTGTATTGTTGCTGTGGTGTTTCGGTTATGCCATTGGGAAAGCCAAGTTCACGGAGATCCCAGCCAACAAGTTTTGCTTCTGTTTTGTGTACCCAACGACGCCAACTGCCTTGACAGTGTTTAAGTGCTGCGGCCCAAAAGGCTTTTGGGTTGTGCGCTTTTTGATATGCTAGTGCCCAGATAAGTCTGCCTAAGTTTACAGCATGCGCACGACACAGCCCAAAGTTTCCTAGTCCATACAGTTCGTTGATAATCTCTTCTTTGTTTTCACTTTCGCCCATGCGTTCCATAAACTGCATAACCTTTTCTTCGTCACGTTTTGCAAACGCACGACGATACATGTCTGCTTCATACATGTCGCAATCAATAAGTTTTGCTATTTTGCGAATAGCATCATCCTCATACACAATGGTATCTTCTAGACGTTGTTCTGTCCAGTCTTGAAAGAATGCTGCTTTTTGTCTGCCTGTTGTTGCTACAGGTCTAATAAGTGCAGTTGCAAACACACAGTCTGCTTTTGACTTTGGTTGTATAGCACGAAACAGTCTGCGCATTGCTGGCGATTCTGCTTGTGTTACACCAATAACGTTGCCACTACATAGCAACTGTTCTGTTTCATAATCCTGTTCCGGATATGCTTCTAGTGGAGTGTCCGGATCAATCTCCAGTAGTTGACTGAGTCCTCTGTTAGCAAGGATATCAATCTTGAGGTGTTCTAAGTCCTCAACTTCGTGTTTGTCTAGCAGTATTTGATTGTCTGCGTTTACTAGACTTTTAGGTAGTTTGTGTTTGAACACAAGTACACCACCGCAGTGTTTTGATATTGCTCGTTTTTTGCCTATTAGTTTTCTTTCGATTCTCATTGCTTCTTCCTTGTCGATATCTAAATCTTCGTACTTGAAGTTGCGAGGGAGTTTACCGGATGCGCCAAGACGGCGTGCCGCTTCTCTTTTTGCACTGCGCTCCTTGTAGGTAACATAGTTACTGATTCTTGCACTATGCCCGGGCCAATGGGCAAATATACGCTGCATCACAGCATCCTGTTGCCAGTGTGGAAAGTCTATATCCACATCCGGTAAATCGTCTCGCTTTGGATTTAGGAAACGTGCTACCGGTATTTGCCATCTTATGGGATCCACGTCTGTAATACCCAGTAGGTAACAGACGAGACTAGACCCTGCAGAACCTCTGGTCATGTGGGGTATGTCATCAGTTAGTGCTAATACATCGCAAATGGTTAGGAAATAGTCGACGAAGCGAAGTTTGAGAATGATCTCTAGTTCCTCGATAAGCCTTGAGTGATACTCGGGGGAGTCTGGAATGGGCCTTATGAATCTGCCAAGTAATCGTTCTAGTTGAGCCTTCGCATCCTTAGGTATTTTCATTGATGTGCCTTTGTTTGCCTAAATCTTTTTTATGTGCCAAGTGTAGCATTTCTGCTACACTTTTATTTAGTCAAAGGCTCAATATGATTAACAGTTTTTGGCGATTTTCTTTTCGTAATCTCCAATAGCATGATCTCTAGCACCGTCAAACAGTTCTAGTTTACTCCATGCCTTAAATCTGCCACGCCATGAATCTTTAAACTTTTGCCATGGTGTAAGGTTACGAATGTTACCATAATAGTTGATATAGATAAGTTGTCCATAATGACGAAAGCCCATAATCCAAAACGGCACACGAGGCACAACATCATTGTTGTTAACATATCTAAAGTGCATAAAGCTCTGTGAATCACGCCATGCACTGCCGCCAACACGAGGCGATCCATATGTATAACATGCAACTACACGTTTGCTGAGTCTGCTAGCCGCTAATGTTGCCATTGCTCCACCTAGGCTATGTCCACAAATGTATAGTTCCTTTTCTCCACGTTTACCGTAGTTGATGTGGCGCTCGACCGAATCCCAAATCTTTTCCAAGTAGTCATAGAAGCCTTGATGAACCATGCCTTCTGTTTCGCTTTCACGCTTCCATGCTTTTAAATCTGCTTTGATATCACTAAACTCTGTAGGCTCTGTACCTCTAAACGCCAGTACAATACGATCGCTGTTTTCTAAAAACAAGCACTCTGCACCGTCTTTATCTATAAGTTTAGTTTTTGTGTATCCCAGTGTGTGGGCGATAGGTTTACTGTCTTTTTCAGTCATATAGGCTATTTTAGCCAGAGTTGCAAAGTGCAACCCAGGGTCTTCTATAGTTGACATTTCTTTCTCCTCTGTGTACAATAACGTACACTACTATTTACACATAAATCTTAAAATCATAATACACTGACAAGCGATAAATACTAAAAACGATAAGGGTGAAAGCCGTGAAAAAACAGACTAGAAGCATACTGCACGAACTTAACAGTATGATTGTTGAACGAGATCGTCAACATGTTATGGAAAGTCGTGCTACTAATGTAATAGAAAGTGCAATCAATCTTATCCAGGAAATGCATAAAAACTATGATTCTGAAACTGCTGGTGACTTAGAGCGCAGATTGCTCAACAGCATCAAACATCAGGATACAAAGCGTTTTGTGCGAGGTATTAGACGAGTCAACGAAGCATGCGCTTCAAAGAAATAAAGCAAGTATCTGAAGTTGTAGATACTGATGGAAAAAATACACACCTTGAGCACATTGAGGATTTAATATTCTTTAAGGGGGCAGAAGGTGCTAACGAAGCCTTGCGCTATATTAACAGCGTCAGGGATATGCTTGAGCATGGCGGCACTGCTAACAGTAATGTTACTGTGAAGTGGGACGGTGCTCCTGCTATCTTTACAGGCATTGATCCAGCAGATGGTAAGTTTTTTGTTGCAAAGAAAAGTATCTTCAACAAAAACAAAGCAGGCGAATGGACAGGCAAAGTATACAAAAGCAATGCCGATATTGATAATGACATCCCTGGTGAACAACTAAACTACAAAATGAAACTTGCACTTGCAGAACTCAGCAAACTTGGCATCAAGGGTGTACTGCAAGGCGATATGATGTACACCAACAACGACTTAGAAAGCAGTAACGTTGACGGTGAAGAGTGTTGGGTATTCCAGCCTAACACTATTGCTTATGCAGTTCCTAAAGACAGCAAACTAGGTCAGCGTATTGGTGCAAGTAAGTTAGGCATAATCTTCCATACTACATATCAAGGCGACAGTATTCCAAACATGCAAGCAAGTTTTGGTGCAGACATCAGTGGTCTTACACAAAGCGGCAGTGTTTGGTTTGATGATGCTGTATACAAAGACGTTAGTGGACAAGCAAGTTTGACTCAATCAGAAAATGCCAACATACTTAAAGGATTAAACGCCGCGGCTAGTGCAATCAAAACTGCAAACTTTGATGCAGTAACAGAACGTAACAATGATTACTACAAACTGTTTATGACTTATATTAATGCACGAATCCGTAGAAGCGATACACAAATAGCAGATCCACAAGACTTTGCCAATGACTTTATGCAGTGGTACAAAGGTGTTATTGAAAAGGATGCTGCAAAACTAAAGAATCAAGACCCAGAAGCACCTGCAATGAAAGCTCGTATTGAAAAACTAAATGCACAGAACAAGTTTGTACAAGACAACATGCAAGGCATTGCTAGTGCTCTAGCAGTGTACAAAGATATTGTTGCACTGAAAAACATGCTGTTACAAAAGTTAAATAAAGTAGACAGTATTAAATCACTCATGCGCACAGAAAAAGGCTACGAAGTAGTTAACCCAGAGGGGTTTGTTGCTATTGGCGGAAACAGCGAAGCAGTGAAACTGGTTGATAGAATGGAGTTCAGTAGAAACAACTTCAACGCTATCAAAAACTGGAGCAAATAATGCGCTTTAAGGATTTTGACAGTAAAAACGATAAAGGTATTGCATGGAACCTTTGCGAAGGTTTGCTAGAAGCAGAACCTGCTCGTAAGATTGACGGAGGTCAATCAGGCAGAAACTGGAATCTAAATATCCCGCCAGCAAACGATAACGTGCCTAAAAAATCAGGTGATGTTGTTGACATTAACAAGGCTAGAGAGCAACTTAGAGGAGCTTCACCTGAAGTTCAAAAAGAAGTTAAAAAGATAGTGAAAAGTCAGCCAAAAAGTTTTTGGCAAAAGTTAAGTCTTTGGGGAGCAAAAACAGCAGGCAGACA